TCAACTTTTATTGTGTCTTCATCAAAGGAATTAAGACAGATTCCGTTTAAATCAGAATAATCACCTTCGACTATTGCATATTGCAAAGATGAATCTGTTGAATTATAAATTAATAATGTTTTCATTTATTCTTTAGTTTTAGTTTTAAATTCCGATAAATAAAAATCCAGCAACAAATGCAAGAAAAGTAATCCCAACTATGGCAAAAGCAATTAAACATCCTTCATCATATTCTTTTTCATTGTGAGGAGTATTCTCTTCGTAGAAATCCAAAACATGTTTTTTCTTATTCATATCTTCTCAGTTTTATTTTTTGCATCTCTTTTTATACGTAACAGAGTTCGAATACTCCCAAACGGAACAGGAATGACAGCTATAAGTATTACGGTGCCTAGCCAATGCCAGAAACTCTGAAAAATAAATTCTAATATTTCTATCATAACGACTTGAGTATTTATAATCGGTTAAATGGATAAAACCTATCATTATATGCTTTTACAAATTCACATTCTGTGATAATTTCGATATCAGTCATGTGAGGATTCTCAGAAACAAAATGTTCTGCCATCTCAAGAGTAGGGAAAGAAGCTACCTTACAATACTTACACTCCGAGGGAACAAGAATAAAGACAGATCCGGAGCTTACACCCAAAGGACCAGAAGCGCCGTTCGCATCACCCCCTAATTTATTAGGGATTTGAAAAAAGTCTGAAAAATCGTCCCGATTTATGCTGGTAATTCCCCAGCAGCCAACTTCCCGAAATTCTTTAAATTCTTCAAGCGTACCTTGAAAGCAACCGGATGCAACCGCTCTTTCATAATCTCGCAGAAGAAGTTCGTCCTGTTGTTTCAGTATCTCACCCTCTGAATCTTGTTTGGCTATTATCTTCATATCTATTCAGTTATTAAGGTTTATCAACTACCAAGTCGCACTCAGGTGCCCATCCTAAAGACCTCGTACCATCCCATACATTGTATAACCATTCATCCACATACCCCTTTTGTGGATTGAAATTAGAATGATGGAGGTTAATTATCTCAACCTCTTTGCCAATCTTAGATTTATCCGGATGATTGGCTATTTTTACTCTTTCTCCAATTTTAAATTTAGCTTCCATTACTTCCGTTTTTTAGTTGGTATATAAATGGGGGATGCTTTCCCTTTATTGTTTTTATTTATGCCGTTCATTTGGTCAACTATCTTTTGATTGAAGATGGTAGAACCAGCAAGATTTTTGATGTTCTTTCCCATATTTAATTCCTTTCTATTAGATTAAGAATTTAACTCTCGTTCAAAAATTTCTCTCGCTTTCCCTAAAACATCTGTAGGAATATCAAAGCGTGTTTCTTCTCCCATAATACGAAATGCTTCAGTCGCTTTCTGACGTTCTTCATTGCGAACCAAATTGATAATGTGGGCTAAATCATGTAGCGTAAACTTTGGCAAACTATTGATGGGGAATTTATCTATTATACTTGCAATATATTTTTCTGACTCTTTCATTTCTATTTAGTTATACGCTAATTGTTATAAAAATATTCGTTACATCTAAACCCCTTGCGTGGGGCGAAGTCTTTAAACTCACAACTTCTGAAAATCCACTTCTTATCAGCCCATCTGGATAAATCATTTTGCCATTGCGGTATGATCTGATTAGGGTTATTCAAATCCCTGTAAGGTTGGCAATGCGGCAAAAATCGCCCTCCTTTGTTTCTCCAATGATTGACACGTTCGAACGATTCTTTAAAGTCGTCCATCAGTATACAGTAGAAGAAGTATTCTCCCTTATAACCATACTTATCAATCAAAGCCGTAGCACGTTCACATTCTGCGATTTGTTTCTTCGTGTCACACCCGAATCTTATCCTTTTCATCCACTTTACTTTTGCAAGTAGCCTGGCTATATCATCTGTTACCAGCCGAGCGTCTAAACCTTGGTTAAAGTCTACTCGAAGTTTTAATCTGATAATCTTTTCTATCTGTTGTAATCCATATTCGGAAGCAAGCACATTGTTATCCATCAGAATGATATTCTTTCGTTCATGGGCAATTTCTTCTATATCCATATAGGGAGTAATGTTACCTTCTTTTTGGGGCACAACACACCATTTACAACGATTAGGACAGCCACGAGTAAGGAAGCCACGAGTAAGGAAGCCATAAGCCAAATTCTTATCAATATTGTATAGATCGTAGTCCGGAATTATTCTATCAACTTCTACCGGAAGAACCTTACTTATGTCATATCCAGTACCTCCTTTCTCGACTTGATCGGCATTGATGTAATCTGGTGTAAAGGAAAAGATCTTTGCGGCATAGACTTTATCATAATGAAGCAATGGATTATACCATTCCACATTGTCACCTCTTTCCTTGTAATAGCTGCTTATCTTCATCAGTGCGAGATTTGGATAATTACTATCAACTGCTAATAGTCCTATGTTCATTACTTTATTATTATGATGGTTATTTATTTTCAAAAATATGCGCAAATACACACTTTTCATCCGACAGCTGTAAGCCGAGTTGCGACGGGTACCGTTTGATATAATTATAAAACTCGAACATTTTCCTGTCATCATCGCCGCAGCGATCTATTAACAGCTTAATGAAGGCAAGAAGACAATCGGAATCATTACCGAAATTCTCCTGTGTGGATAATTGCGTCTTGTCAACGTCAAGTTTCAATTTACGGATGGAGGAAATCGCAGTGTTGAAGTTGCGTTTTGCATCATGACGCAATTCATAGCCTTGTTTTCCCATTTCACTTCTCAAATCGTAGAGAAGAGTTTCCACGACGTCAGTCAACACATAGGCAAGGTTGAGAGTCGTATTAAGATTTGTTGTTCCTACTAACATGATTTATAATACATTTTTCAATTCCACTTATACGCCATGAACTTCTAAATGGCTGCTTTCCTTTGGTATACAACGGGCATTGTTTGCACATAGGCTTAAGATGCCTTCCGACATTATGAATGCCGTTACAAATTACTGGATAACCTTGAATTATCATCTGTTTGGTTACTAACTTTGTAATTTAGTGAGTAAATAACAGGCATAAGAATAGGTTGCGTGAGCCTGTTGGGTGGCATTTCTTTTTCAGTTAATTTTCTAATTGTTTTCATTGCTCTTATATTTTATATATTTCTGATTTACAGATATAAAGTTACTTATTTTGCCACTTGTAAACAAACGTTACCCGCTTTATTCACAAGGCTTTATCTTTAATTAACCTGTTGACAAACAAGTGCTTCCAATACGCTTCGAAGCTCTTTCAATAGCATCCTTATCACCCTTTTCGACAAGCTTCTTTTCTTGCTCAAGATATTCTGCGTATGATATGCTATTATTACCACGCTCCTCTATCTCTTTTTGTCGCTGAATGCGGTATTGCTCACGTTCATAACGTTCGATGTCAATACGTCGCTCTTTGATATACTCCAGGAGCGAACAAGTAATCTTCATTGGACCAATGGCTCCATAAAACGGCCCATATTTTCCCAACTTGAGCCTGGATATGAAGTTGCATATTTCAGCTAAATTCATCCAATAATACTCACCCAGGACAAGGATACAAAGTTCATCCAGTTGTGAGTCTGCTATACCCTTCCCTTGCTCCGCATAATCGTTTAGGCTGTCAAACTGCACTTTCAGCCACCTAAGTGCATTGTCTTCACCGTACACGGAGCGGATGATGGACAACGAAGGTATGTTGTCATTCATTGCAATATCCGCAAGTGTAAGATTCGACTTCGCAAGTTTCCCTTGCAGGTCAGGATTGTAATCAACCGCCATCCGGGAAGGTGTCGGATATTTCTCCAATAAAGCCAACTGCTTTTCGTTTAGCTTCTTGTTCTGCAAGGAATTTTGCGTCCGCTTCTGCGAACTCAGCCATGAGTTTAGATTTTCTCCGCTCAGAATCAATTCGCTTCTGCTCGTAGATGTTGTTGGTAATTGGTTTTGGTTCATAATTGCCTTTCTTTTTCAGTTCAATATTCAACCAACGGGAGAAATGCGATTTTGCATCCTTGGGAGACTTTCTTACCTCTCCCTCGTTTTGGAGCTTCTCGAAAAAACGTTTTAAATACATTCCGAACATGTCTATCGTAAAATCCTTATGACCGGAATTACGTGTATTCATCGTTACGATTTCAATCCAACTTCTGTCACATGATAGTTCATCATAGCATTCGCTTAATGTTTTGTCTACAACCTCGGGAGGGGGAAACTTTTCTTTATCTCTCGATAGAGAGATTTCTTTTATTTCCTTTTCCTTTCTTTTCTTTTGTTGCATTTTCACCGAATTTAAAGCAGTTTCTTCGGAAATAACCGGGGTTTTTCCGGAAATAACCCCGGTTTCTTGAGAAGTAACAAGCTCCTTTTCTTCATCAATAAGCAAATATTCAGTAATGCTCACTCTTCTTTTGAGCAGTTTACATATATACAGGTATCGCTCTTGAATCCCTTTTGACGTAATGATTTGTTCGTCATCATACAGTTTCTTGGAGAATAACCCTAGTGTCATGCAGCTTCTGATGACCTCCAGTATATACGCCTCTTCAAACCCGGTTTGTTCCGATATAATGAAGGGCAACTCTTCATCCCACCTCATGTAGTACCCACGCTGGTAGATAAGACATAGCAGGAGAGCATATACTGTTATAGCCTTGCCACTCTGATACTTGATTAGTTTCCTTATTCGTATGTCTTGGAATAAATCAACATCCATTGGGAAATAACTCAAACCTGTCTTATTAGGTCTCGACATAATTAAATCTAGTATTTTAGAAATTAACCAATGGATTTGCCATGTATGCCTATTGTATTCATCTATAAAAAGCGAAGGCTTTCGAGTTTCTATACCCTTGATGTGGTGTTTAGGGTATATACTCCAAGAAAGCCTATTTAATATCCTTTTGTCATCAAACACCACTAAGATGATTCATTATTTTCACGGTGTAAAGCTAAATAAAAGTGACGTAAAAACAATCACTTCAAATCAGTTATTTTTCCGTGATTAACGTTTTTTCAATATCCCTTTCTTTGCAATGCCATGTCCTGCTTTGCAAAGGATATCTGCGTACGTATATTATCTCCAGCATGAACAAGTGTTCGATTTATGCGATCTAGCCATACAACCAACTGATTAGCAGTCACACTTTGGGCTGCAACAAACTTTATTGCAACAGTAGCCGGAACCCGCGATATAAACTCCATGTGCTGCGAATATATATTTGCAGTCACTTGATCCTGATATGCTTTTGCATCAGCTAAGAGTTTCCCTGAACGGGCCAAGTAGACATTTATGTCAGTAAGACGTTCTATTAGTTCTTTTGGGTTATCACTAGCGGTTGTTTCAAGGAATGACTGCATTTTTTCTATTTCCTGTATAATAGGAAGAAGAGGACAGTCATCTATTTTGCACGTCCCTGCACCGTCATTTTTAGGGCAGTATTTACAGTTTATTTCCATAATGATATAATATTAATCTTTAGGTGAAAATTCGTACTTGATTTCTTGGTCATCAAGTATGTATTTCTTGAATAACTCATTTACATCTATTCCGTTATGTTCCAGATATAGGATATGAGTATAAAGAAGGGCAACAGCACTACCTTCTGTCAAATACATATTAGTTTGGGAAGCACGGCCGGTACTTTGAGGATTTTCTACCGATAATAAGTAAGCATCTTCATCTGTATGTGCAATGGTAACAAGTCTGTGATCTGCAAATTCACACCGGACCATATCTTTGATTTCTACCTTTCTTGCGGATTCACTTCCATATCCGAGAGTGATTTCGCCAATTCTTTTGCTTTCTTCCATACTGGCATTATACTTTTATAGGATCTTTAATATATGCTACTAACGCTTCCCCTAATGGATGCAAACACGTCAACCCCATAAAGACAAGCCCTGCACTCATGCCGCTGTGACCTTGCTTGGAGAACAAAGACCGGCACATTTCAAATCTTTCCAGTTCTTTTTTAGAGGTATCATTCAATACTGCAACCAATTCTAACCAGCAGTCAAGTTCCATGCCATGATAGAGATCATTCAACCTGATAGGGACGATTTCATCCCAGTATTCTAAATGTTCTTCCGGAATAATTCCCCTTGCACGTTTTCTGTAATCTTCGGTTAATTTCGGGATCTTAGCCTTAAATTCCGCCTCTTTACGGTCATACTCTTCGTGTATCTTACGGATATATTCATCGTGTTCCGCTTTTGACTTACCGGTCACTTTAACAAACACTTCATCAAGAGAATCAGTAGAATACAACGTTTTCTCGTTAAATTCACCATAACATGGTGCATTGTCCTGCAATTCTTGATATGCTTTATCAAGATTGATTCCTGGGTAAAATTCAATTTTCTTCATGATTATATAAGTTTTAATGCTTTCTGTATTCCGACTTCCAATGCTTCTTCATAGGTGTCCCACTGACCGCCATCGTTAGGACCATTAAATATTCCATCGGTTATATGAGTCCCATTGTCAGCTTTGCATATATCATAGCCATAACCGCAAGCGTTCCTGATAATGGAAATATGCAGGTTCTTGGTTTCACGAAGCCATTTCTGGGCGAGTGATTGTGTATGGGCGGGGAGTTTTAATACATTTGTGTTTATATAGGAATTGCACTTAAATAAACCATCTTTTGTATAAAAAGCCATACAATCTTCGCTAAACCCTTTCTCTTTCAGCAGATACGCTGTCTCTAATGTTACAAAATCTTCTTTCATTTGTCTTCCTCCTTGATTAATTCCGGGTGATCGTAAATGTTATTAAGTACTTCAATACTATCGCACTCCAAATCGAAATGAAATAGAGAAATTGTAAGATAGGGGCATTCTTCCATAGATCCTTTGATTGGATATTCAGCTTTATACAAACGCAATCCGAAACAGGAATATTGGTCCATATAAACAACTTCACCTTCACAGATACAATCTTGATCGGGTATAACACCGCAATTTGCACCGATATCATCATATTTGTAGACAATAGAGATATAATCATGCTCGTATATTTCCTTTCCGTTATTGTCTAATAAACCGGTGAACTGGCCTATAGTATTTGGAATCACCTCGTATCGAGTCATGTTCCATGCGGCTTCTTTATCCGGGCAGATATATGACTTTCCATTCAATAGAAGCAAACTGCCATATAGCCATTCATGAATGCCAAAAATTGACTTGCCTCTGAATTTTATTTCACGATTCATTTTATTTCTCCGTTTTAAGTTCCTCCAGTATTTCATCGAAAGACGGGATTGGCATCCAAGCTACAACCTCTTGTTTGAGGAGCTCCCCAAGAACATCTGTAGTGTTGTATATCCTCATGAAATCTGGCGTATTGAAAGAGTCGCTCGTTACAGTATGCCAAAATCCGTCACTTCTTAATTCTCCAATTTGCGGAATACCTATAAAACCATCCCTTTTATCACGGACAATGACAAGCACCCAGTCATATTCTGGCTTTTCTGGCAATCGTTTTTCCACGCTTATCCACGAAGATTGATTTGACTGCCATTCAGCACCTTTTCGGAACATATTGAGCATTGCATTTCTGTCATATACAAGCCCCTCAAATGATAGATTTCTTGACGTACAAGCATAACTGAAAAACAATTCATTTATTGCTGCCGATTCTAATGTCTGTTTCATACTACTCTGTTTTACGATTTTCTCTTAATCTTTCTTCATTAACGGTCGTATTAGAAATGTCGCAAAGATTAGAAATAGTATTTGTATTATTGGGTTTACAATACAAACACATTTGGGTAAAAGGTGAATATACCCTTCCACACTTCGGACAAATCCATCCTTGCTGTCCAAACATTCCGTTATACGGATTGATTACGCTTGATTCTTGTTTCATAATACTAATTATTTATGTTGTTAATAAAATTGTTTTATGCACTATTTTACCTTCATATCATATTGATAATTAAGGATAATAGTTATTATTTCAAATTACATGATTCACTTAGAAGCATTTAAAACCGGTAAAACAGTGACAACCATTTTCAGATTGTCACTGTGTCGATTGGCATCAACTTAAAGTGTTGGGACGAATCCCTGACACAACTTTCATACTTAGTTAGCTCCTATCAGGCTGCCGTAGTCGAAATATTCAATTCGATTACGGGAAGACCGAGAATCTTTTAAACTATCCGACAGTTCAGATCTTAACTTTTCGTTTTCAGCTTTTAACCGATAACACTCCGCTCTGTATTGAGCACATTCAGTGAATGACTTTAACATTGCGAGGTATTGGCTTATTTCTACCTTTATCATTGCTTTATAGTTTGTATTATTATCTTATTATACTTCCATTAAGACGCTGCGTGGTCCTTATATAGTCATCCAGTAGTTCATGAAGAATGAAGTCCGGATAAACATTGATTGCACCGAAACGTTCGATATTTACCTTATTGACCGGATACCCCCTTTTTCTGCATAATCGTGCAGCATCATTACTAAGCTTCGAAATGTCACTCACATAAATCGGTAATTTGTACCTCTGGATATATGATGACATGGTGGAGCACCCATAGTTACCAATGCACTTTGAAGACAACTTTTTTATTTCCTCTTCGAGTGCGCTTAATCTTAGCTCTGTAGTTTTAAGCCTTTTCTCTTGTTCCACATTCGTTTTGGCCAACTGAAGGATAAGTTCTGCTTGGCTCATTTCAACTGTTGAGTTCAAAATATTGTCCATTGCTCTAAATTTTGATGTTCTGATTATTCGGTTATTTCTTTGATTGAAAGCTCAGGGAATCTATCTCCTTTCACGTGCATTGACATAACATACATATAGCAAAAATCAGCTACTTGTTCGTATGTTGCGAACTTAAATGTTACGCTTGAACCTTTCTTAGAAACTTCGTATCTCATTGTTTTATATTTTAAAGTGTTAGTTAATCTCCTACATAATGGGCCCCATATCTACCGGTGCTATTCGGATTGTAATATGCCGAAGAAGGAATTGATAAATCATTGTATGCTTTGCTAGGAGTAGACTTAGCCGCTCTTCTTATAGCTTCGTTACTTTCTGTCAAAAATTTATCAGTTCGTGCTTTTACTGCTTCCTGCGTGAAGATAGCTTGAAGTTTTGCAAGCTTCCAAGTTGCTTTAAGCACCTCACCGAAAGTCTTACCTTGCTGCTTGCCTGAATACTTATACGATCTGTGAGCGTTTTTCATTATCTCTGATAAATTGTAGCGTTTCATATATTTAGGAGTTAATTGTTATTAGTTCTTTTATTTGATGTAAAGATACAGTATTTACTGTATATCGCCAAACAAAACAACTATAATATACTATTTCTTTTGCATAAATTAATATAGTATATACTGTATTCTTCATAAATAATCTGTATTTTTGAAATCAAAAAGATAATTATGAGAATAAAGGAACTTTTAAAAGAGAAACATTACACACAACAAGAATTGGCAGATAAAATGAATGTAAGCCTATCTGCTGTTAGACAAATGGTTGCTGCTGAATCATTGACAACTGCTACACTTGAAAAAATCGCCACCGTCCTCAACGTCCCCATGTGGCAGCTATTCGCGTCCCCGGAAGAAGTCGCCCAACAAACCAAGTCTGACACCTGCCCACACTGCGGTCAACCAATAGTAGTAAAAACAACAATTGAAAAGCCATGAATACCAAAGAAATAGATAAATCAAGCCTTGTGAAAGCCCATAAGCTTTTTGACACAGGAGATATCACTAACATTGAAGTCGGTACCATAAAAGGACTGTGTGATATCCACAAATACCTGTTTGAAGGACTGTACAACTTTGCCGGACAAATCCGCACCCTGAATATCTCTAAAGGAAACTTCCGCTTTGCCAACTGCCTGTACCTCGATGCCATTCTTCCGGTAATCGAGAAGATGCCCGAATCAACCTTTGAGGAAATCATTGCTAAATACGTTGAAATGAACATTGCCCACCCATTCATGGAAGGGAATGGTAGATCAACACGCATTTGGCTTGATATGATCCTTAAAAAGCAACTTAAAAAGGTAGTGGACTGGCAAAAGATAGACAAGCACCTATATCTTCAGGCAATGGAACGTAGCCCGATAAATGACCTTGAACTACGTACATTAATAAACCAGGCATTAACCGACCAGATAGACGACCGGGAAATCATATTTAAAGGGATTGAACAGTCTTACTATTATGAAGGTTATGAACCAGAATAATATTAGTTTGGTGAAAAGAATGAATATAAGGGATGCGTTTGGCCCCCCTTTATTTATATCAACTATTCAATATCCCTATATTTTAGATAGGAAGAACATTAGGATATTTTCGATAATACAATTTAGTCAATGTGGATTTAAGGCTGTTATAGTCTTTGATAAAGCCTAAATCTATCCATTGAGCTATCTGCAATTCCAACTCATACAATTCGCGGATTTTAGCTTCATCGCCAATTTTATTACGCATTTCTGATTCATGCTTACCGTAGACTATGATGTTTAGAGATTTTGCCAAATCCTTGACTTTTTGTTTGAATAGGTCATCTGGCAAAATAGAACTGACCGCTTTACACATGGATGGGTATGCATCACCAGCAAGATTGCGGAATTTTATCATTTCATCATAGACAAATTTGAGAACATCATATTTAAAAGACGGATTTATCCACATTGCAAAATCAATAAAAAGTAGTGGATGCATCCAGGTACCCGCATTATCCCCCTTATTTGCCCTTGATTTATGATAGGGGTAATTACCCCTATCATAATTTTCTCTTTCCATTATAGTGTAAATGAACTCTTTAGTGGAAGCTAAGCCGAAGTAGTCATTAACTTCCTTCTTCATACCTTTCAATTGATTCCACTGTTTCAATAAATTTGTGGCATTGAAAAACGCATCTTTAGTTCTCTGAATTACTTTAAAATCACCCATTGGGCGAATCATAATTTGGTTCGTTTTCATAATAAAGTCTTTTCGTTCGAGGACGTACCGCACTTCTTCATGCGGAGATAAAAAGGCGAAAGCCATGCAGGGGGTTGCGACCTACACAGCTTTCTATATCTTAATCCTCTGATTAATTCTAATTTTAATAAGTACAACCCGACGTACTGCAAATATAGAAATAATTTTTAAAAGTGGCTATACAACCAACAACCTACATTTTCTTTTAACTATTTTGTGACTTAATTCTCAAATGGAATTGCTAACTTTGCATTGTGGTACACATATAACAGTACAACATGGGTAACTGGAGCGAAAGACAAGAAGAAAAACGAGAAGGAAAAGAGAAAGAGAAGACAAGCCGAGAAACGCTCGGAAAGTATTTCTATGACTTATCAAAACTTTCTTTTACTGCTTTATTCCTAGGTGGTGGAGTATCTTTAGTATTGGATTTCCAAAACATTAATTATTGGGTACTTGTTTCTTTTGGTGCTTTCACTTCTTTTATCTTTGCATATATTGGCTATAAAATACTTAAAAAATAAATAGTTATGAATGGATTAACAATAATATTTATATTTACTAGCGTTGTTGGCGCTGGGATAGCTATTTGGCTCAATACCAAGTCTGGTAAAAAATGGCTTAACAGCCTATGATAACTAATAGTATAAACTTGTAATAGGTAAAAGCGTCATGTAGAGTGACGCTTTTTTATTGCAGTTATACAATATAAGGCAGATTAAAAGCTGAAAACAAAATGTCAAAGAACGATTTGCCGATAATAGGAGTTGCACCAATCGACACAAGTTTTATTTCTCAAAATCAATTTGTCCAGACAGTATCTCGCATAAAGCTTCCAGCTGCCCCAAAATATAAGGCTTTATGTCTTCACTGCAATCATTAGTAAATGCAAGAAGGACCTTTGACAGCTTATGCCATTCTTCTAATTCATTCGGTTTCATAAGTGTAAATTTTTAAAATTGGGGATTTGAATATAAAAACTAAATCGAGACATTGGACGCCAAGTAATACATTCTTCATTACAGTAATTCCACTGCTTTTCTCCAAAA